TTGCATACTTACTGGAAAGAAGGCTGGAACATTCAGTCTTTAGCTAAAGAGTACGGGATACCTAAAGAGGAAATACTAACTACTTATATTTGCAAGAAATGCCTGACCCACGAAATTAAGCCTTATAGTGGCGAGGATCAAAACTGTAGGCATTGCGGCTCTGAGAAATCGCAAGTGACTACTAGCGTAGGTTTTGGAATCACTGAAGAGCAACTGAATGAAGTTTACAACTTAATGGACTTCTATTGTCACCCGTTTACCAGTGGTGGTCAAGAGATACCTATCCAAGAAGCCAAGCTTGCCGAACTAATAACGCTGGTGACAAATTATAGCTGCGGCGAAGAGATGTGCGAAGAACCAGCGAACTCTTTACCTTTAGAGTGGCACGAATACAGAGAGGCTCAAACAGAATTTATCAAAGCGTCTACTGACCCAAAATCTATAGCCGAACAACTTAAAAAAGTTTTCGAAATGCCGAAAAAGCAAAAACGAAAAATGGAAAAAGCTGGGAGAAGATGGGTTGAAAAGAATTTTTCTGTAAAAGTGATAGGTAAACAGATAGAAGAATTTATCGACGCACAAGAAGAGGTTGATTTCGACTTCAGCGAAGACTTTTTCGTAAATAAAACCGATCCCAAGTTTGTAATTCCAGAGATTAAGAGTGATAAAAAATGGATACTTAGCCTCTACCACAACATCTTAAACATGAAAGAGGTGGATGAGGAAAACTCAGGGTTCTTGTACTGGATGAACGAAATCGAAAAGGGCGCTACTAGACAGCAGATAGAAGATTACTTTAGGTATGTCGCTGAAAGAGAGAATGCCGCATCAGAATGGAAAGAGAACACCAACGAATCCTTTAGGAAATTATTGTCTGACGATGACGAGGGGCGCAGGTTACTGTATGTTATGCCGCAAAGCATAGGAGATGTGTATCTATCCACCGCTTTGTTTAAATCTCTCAAGGAAACATACCCCGACTACAATCTTTACGTAGCGACAACGCCCAATTTCTTTCCTGTTTTGAGCGCTAATCCATATGTGTATAAAGTCATACCTTATTTTCAAAATATGGATGACATTTATTTTCTAGAAGGCAGAGAAGAGCATAGCGGGTTCTTCGAGGTAGCTTATTTACCATATGTAACCACTCAAAGGCACACCTGTTACTCTCACAATGGCAAATCTAAAATTGCTTATAAAGATTATAAATACGAATAATTATGCATTTATTGGAAACATATGCGCTGAACTGCGGAGCTAAAATAGATAAGCCTTATATCTATGAGCAGTATTACCCACTAGGGGAAGATAGATATATCACAATCCAACCATACAGTAGAAACGCTGGCAAGCAGTATATATATTGGGCCGAAGTCGTAAATTACATTTTACCTTACCTAGAAAAAGAAAACATTAAAATAGTACAACTAGGAGACGATGAAGATAAACCAATCCCTAGATCGATCTGGACCCAAGGCAGCACCAGCTTAAATCAATGCGCTTACCTATTGAGTCATACGATGCTCCATGTTGGTGTGGATAGTTTTGCGGCTCATATAGCTTCGGGGTACGGTAAAAAAATTGTAGCTTTATATTCGACAACCTATGTGGAAAACAGTAAGCCGTACTGGTCCAAGTCGGAAGACTTCGTGGGTTTAGAGCCCGACAGAACTAATAGGAAGCCATCTTTTCAATTAGTAGATAAAGGCAAACAGTCAATCAACGAGATAAAGCCAGAAGTTATAGCTAAAAGCATTTTAGATATTCTAGGCATAAAGAATAAAATTGAGTTCGAAACATTAAGGTTGGGAGAGCAGTATACCAAAACGTATATCCACGTAGTACCCAGCAACGTAGCGATCTTGGATAACCAAATATCCTTTATCGTGTGTAGGATGGATTTAGAATTCAATGAGCCAGTTCTTTTTAATCAACTATCTAGAAGCCAAAAAATATCAATCATAACAGACAAACCCATAAACACAAA